ACAAGGGAAATTTCCTTGTCGATGTAGTCAATGAGGTTTTTGAAAACTTCTGGCGATCCCGACGGCACTACGAAGTCAAGCTCGTAGCCCTCGGGCAGAATCATTGCGGTTTCTTGGGAGAGATTGGATAGATGGCCGTAGAGAGTATCCAATTCTCGTGTGCTTGCTGATAGCGGTGCCTTTGCAACAGCTGTCGGCGTCGCGTAACGGTCGCCGAAGAGGACGTAAGATTCGATGGCCCTACGCCGAAACTTGACGAGAGGATAAAGAATCCGACCGAGAGCAGCGCCGTATGGATCGCCATTGTGCGAAGTCCAGTAGCGGCTAACGATAAATTTCCTCTGAGGCAACTCAACGCCTTCGAACATTCGGTTGAAAGTGAGGCACCGCATTGTGAATCCGGTGTAGGCATCCTCGGACTCCTGGAAAACGAAACGACGTTGGTCCCGCATGCGGATGTCAAATGGGATGACGCCCCGTTTTGTCTTCTTCCACATGATCTCTCCGACGGAGAAACCTGTGATTAGGCACTCGGCCATCCCTCGGTAAATGTCATCGAGGGGCATTTCTTCCAGAACTTCTGCTACGAAGTCTCTGACGGCGATGTCGCCAGGCTTATCGGAGTATTGCTGAATGTACCAAGGGCGGGAAGTAACTTCCTGCATCAATTTACTGAAACAACCCTGGACCTGTTCGTCGTAGAGTAGCCTCTGATAGACCGATAAAGCTCTATTTCCACCCTTCTGAATGAGCAGGTCGTCATTCGGACGCACGATGGTGTTCCCCTGCCCCGTGAAGGGAGAGGAACTGCCAAACATGTAAATGGACGATAGATTATACGGATCACTCGTGTAACGAGCAACCTCACCGGAGGGGACTGGTGCTGTCTTAAATCGTTGCGCCATCCAAGTCTCGTGCGTTGCCTTAGTAGTTTAGTTTTACCCGGTTAGTTGGCCAGGGCAAAGTTCAAAGGAGGCTGAGGTTTCCCGTTGATGGCGTACTCAATACCTATACGGTAGACACCATCTTCTCCTCCTGTTTGCCAATCGCCCATTACACTGAGGGCGGTTATACCCTCCACGTTATTAAGAATCGAATACTGAATGGCCGAGTTAATCTGCCCAGGGTCAATAACTTCTAGAACATAGTCCCCAATTCCGTAGTTAGCCCTCATCACTCTCTCAAAGTACCGTGTTTCCACTACACTGCGGATCTGCTGAGAGACTAAGTCGTAGTCGGTGCTTACCTTTAAGTTGCCATTCTCAACGGTCAAGGGATAAGAGATGCCCCTGAATGATGCTGACAGTGGTTGAGGGTTACTCATCGAATGTACCTTCTACTGATCTGGGTTTCAATTCTATTGATTCTTTTCCTGACTTCTTCCTTTGTAAGGTCACTTTCAATTACTTTGCGAAGCTCTTCCCTAAGGAGGTCATGACTCAGGGTTTCGTAGTATTGAGGGTCCACCAAAGCCCTTTCTAGTTTATCACCTGAAAGGCGAGAGAGACACAGTTCCTCAAGAGTGAGGCCATGCTCCCTCGCCTGGCGTTCGAGTGAGAAAAGAAGGGAGTCAGGAACTTGAAGTTTAAGTTCCGTGCTCATTATGACTCCCCCTCGATCAGCTCAGGAAGCTGGTGTTATCTTGGCCCAGGCCCTGAGCATTCAGTTCATTCTGCATGTTTCCGATGGAAACACGGATGAGATCGATCTGAATGCGCTCCAGAGTCGGAACGGGGGTAACGAAGACCTTGGCGCTAACGATACCGTTCTCAAGGTCAGCCGAGTTGTTCACTCGCTCGTCGCAAATAACCTGGAAGGCTTCGCTTGGGCGAGCTCCGAACAGAGCTCCACGAACGTAGAGCTGATTCAGGATGCTGTTACCGACGCTAACAATCTGGTTGTAGACAACTCCGAAACCGTCAATCACATTGAAGATCTGGTTGTCGAATGCCGTACGCAGTGAGCCATATACCACGTTCAGAATGACGCGGGTATTTACGAACTGGTACAGACGTTGTTCCGCCACATCCGGGTTGATCCGTGTACGGCCGCCCCAGATGAACACTGAGGTGCTCGGGTAACCAGGGAGAGAACGGATAGCGTTACAACCATCAGGGTTCAGCAGATTTTGCTGAGCCGAATTGATGGAGATCTGCGTAGCCACAGCATCCGAAAGCTGGTACTTCACGCCGGCAGGCGGGAATTGGTAACCTTCAGCACGGTAGCGACGGAGGGCAACTCCAGCCACGTATGGGGACGGTGGAATCCACTGACCAGACGCATTCTTGATGTAGGGACCGTAGTAGGCAATAAACCCGTAAGGGTTGAAGTACCTCTGAGAGTCGTCATACAGACGGTTCACACTATCAATACCGCTCTCAATGAACTCAGCCTGAGGGTTTCCGCCGGTGCTAACACCACGGAGGGCAACGTCAATGATCTCGGTAGAGGTAATAGCGTCAAAGCGCCACAGGTTGCTAGGGGGAGTTTGCTCGGCAGTAAAGGCCAGCTCAACTTGAGATCCGTACAGAACCGAAGCAACAGTCAGCAGGCTTCCGCCAGAAGCGTCAGGAATAACCGACACCCATCTGTAGTTGCTTCCGTCGTAGGTGACGGCGAGTCGATCACCCGCAGCAACAGGAGTAGTACCATCGGGGGCAAGACCGGCTACGGTGACGTCGAAGTAGCAACCAACCAGGTACTTGATGTCGGCCTGGAGTTCAGCGGCTGTGGGTGCAGGTCCGAACCCGAATGCGCCAACATAGGTGTTGGTCACAGTGCCCACTTCGCCAGTACCGTCATAGGTACCTGCGAGCAAGGGGTTGAAGGCTGGTACAAGGAACGCCTCGGAAGCGTAGTTCTGCTCGGTGGTAGGCACACAGTAGTAGTTATCTACATCAGTGGTGCTGGTACCAGCGGGAGACAGAACAAGCTCAGGAAGCCATCCAGCGGTCGGAGTTTCACCGTAAGGTGAAATCAGATCCGGAGACACGTTTACGCTGCTGTCGCTAAAACGCATTGAAAGCGTAAAGAAGTCGGCGTTAGGGGCCGGGGCGATCGAAGCTGCCGAAGGTTGAATCGAGACGTTACCGGAGGCAATGCCGAACTTGCGTCCACGAATGAACGGAACAACGGTGAGTTCTGCAAGAGAGGGTGAAGTTGTAGCTCCACCAAGAATGTCGGTGTAGAAGATAGAAGGCTTGTCCAGGACACCGGCTGTTGGGAACTGAACATAGCCGCCCGCAGAGTAAGCCGTGAGGTTCGAGGCGAGGACGAAGTTGTCAGCGTCGATAACACGGACGTAGTATGGACGGATGTTCTTCTTCGTGGTCTGTTGGAACAGCTCGCTGTCAACCGTACCAGTATATATCGGCTGGAAGAAGTAGAGTTTCTCCCCGTTGATGAGACCGTGAGAAACCACATTAAACTGAGCCGAACCCTCAAAATTAGCCACCGTGGAGGAGCTAAGAGAAGCGGAAGGATCCAGAATGGTTCTGGACTGATACCCAATACGGTAGGTATTGGTGGGCTCTTGGAGGGTGCCCGGCAGGTGCAGGGTGTTCACTGACTGAGCGGAATCAGTGATGTTTTGAATCAGGTTGGAGCTTTGACCATTGATCACCACTGGTAGATCCCAGTTGGCTGTACCGTAAGATACGGTGCAGCTTGACCCAGTGGGGGCAGCCACCACAAAAGCGCTTGTGGGGGCAGTCACCATCTTAGAGGTGCCACCTGCATTTGTGACTTCGGTCAAAATGTTGGAAGCGGCTACAGGGTCGCTAGCCAGGTAAATGTACTGAGTGGTACCATCGTTGGGGTAGGGACCGGAAACAGCGACGTCATACGGAGGGGCTACCACATAGGCGGTTTTTCCGAGGGTCTCAAAGTCGCTACCCACGGGATTGTCTGTAACTGCTACCTCCTTAATGGTGTACTCTACGGGCCAGACAACGGATGTCCCCAGTGTGAACTTACCGAGTTCGGCATCCGGGCTGTTGGAGTTCACCGAGAAGATGCCGGGGTCAAGGAGACCGGCAGACTCTCCAGTGGCAACGCTCTCGACGGAGCTTTCGATAGCGATCTGAGGGCTGGTGCCTCCCAGAAGGGTCTGATACTTGAGGCGGTCATACGCCACATTCTCACCGGTCCACTGGTAGATGGAGTTGTTGATGAGGTATTTACGACCGGAGATGAGATCCTCAGCGGGGAGATGAGGAGTAAATTCCGAATACTCGTTAATATCGGTAACCAGGAAGGGACCGGGATCAGCCAGGGCCATCCACTTGAAGTCATTGCTAGCGCAATGCTCAGCAGCAGCTGCACCCACAGCGGAACGGCCTTCGGCACCAAACTGGGCGTAGGCGGTAGGTGTAATCAGGTAGCCTTGATCTTGCTGACCGTCAAAGGCGGTCGTAATGCACTGAATGTAGTCCTGGGGGACACGAGTCAGGTTACCTTGTTGACCAACGATATTCTCGATATCGTAGGTGTTCTGCATAAATACCGACTGAGACCCGACTGGCAGAACTTGCGTTACCACGGAAACGCTGCCATCAAAGGTGGAGGCCGATACTGTCACGTATCCGTTAGGGGAGTCCAGCGCGGGTTTAATGTCATTGACCAGACCGAAATCCCGAACATATACGGCGCTACGTACGGAAGGGTTGGATTCAATAGCTTCGGCCACTGCCGTGGCGATAGCCTGAGAAATTCGACGATTGTTCTCTGCATCGCCGGCCACGTAGCTCACGGGGATAGTTACGGGCACGCCGAGCCACTCTCCGCTAGAGGTATAGCCGGTGCTACCGTCACCAGCCACCAGACGTACGCCGTTCAGAATCATCTGAACATAAACAACGTCGCCAGCCAGGAGAGCCGAGGGCAGGCCGCCAGAACCGATCTTGGTGCCGGAGGGGAAGAATTCGATCTCTACAATTTGGTTGGGAGTGCCTACACGAACAACCCGGAGGTCACCCACCTGAGCATTCTGAAAGAACTCGTTAACGCAATTGTAGCTAAGAAGAGGAATACGGTCTGTAGGGATAATACCGCCCACGAGAGCCTTGTAGTCCGAGATGGAGGTTACAGGGGTGGGGGTATTGTACGGGAAGACGGCTGTGGAAGCTTCTTCTGGAGCCTCCACTAGCATGTAGACCGTGCTAAATGAAGAGATTGCCGCAGGTGCGATAGAGCCTGCGCTCTCGTTTACATAGACGCCAGGGGCTCCAGGGGTAATTCCGCTGGTGCCAAGGGAAAAAGTGGCCATGATGGTGTTGGTGATTCCTTCTTTCCCTTGGAGCTGTGTAGGCAAGGATGACTCCTACGTGGTCTCCGTAGAGCAGCTCAAGGAGCGTAATACGCTACTAGAACTTTACCCTTGGATGCCAGTCCTGGACTCATAGTCATCTTGATTGAAGCCGTTTAGTCTAGACCGGTTAACTACTCCGGCTACTGTGTAACGGTTGAGAGATGTGAAGTAGCTGTCCGAGTTATCGTACGGGTAAATGGCGTCCGTCACGGTGGCGGACGGTAAACCATAAACAAAGGCAGACTGGAGAAGTCCCCCTCGGGAGTTCTGAACCTTCTGATCAATACTAATCTGAGCCCCAAGGGGAGGTAGTGTAACTACATCCCACTGAGGGTTTTGATCGAGAACTTCACGATAGGCTAGGGAGTCTGTGTAGGCCAGATACCCTAGCTTTCGCCAAGTGTATTGAGGTTGAAACGGCGTAGTGCTCATCAAACGATACGGCGACGGGCCATCAGGCGAGCCCCGATGGAGGTACCCCGATTAAGGTCAAAGCCTTTTTCCTGCGCAACGGCCTTGGCTTCTTTCTCTAGGGCTGCGGGGTTAGTCGGAACGAATACGTTCTCCTCCACGGACTTCTTGGAGAGTTTTGCCCGAACATCGGTTTCGATTGCCTCCTTAGGAGCAGCCTCGGCTGGGGCTTCGGGTTCCTCGGAAGGTGTGTTGAGTTCGATGTTCACGGGTTCTTTTGCCTCCGTAGCCACAGGGGTCACGGTAGGTTCTTTGATTTCACCTTCGGGTTTTGGGGTGGTGGTTTTGCGAGTTCTAGAACGGGTCATCGGCTTTTTCGTGAAAGAATGTTTTTCCAAGAGATGGGGACTATTTGTTTTAGGGAGTTGTCGGGAACTCCTACCCAGGGTCGGGCCACCATTTCAGATGTACCGAATTGTTGGTATCTTCCGTAAGGGGCCCCGTAAACTGAAAATACATTGCCTCTTACTTTGATTTCCATGGTATCCTGCATTCGGCCTGTTTGCCGCAGGATGGGCTCTCCCGGGTACTTCTGTTGTTTCCAGGCTTGATAGGAAGGGGTTAGTCTAGCCCAGGGCCTACCAGTGTCGGGACTGGTCTCCTGTTGCCAGAAAATCTTTTGGTCTTCTGCCAAGATAGGGGCCCACTCCCTCCGAGTAGGCCCCCACCACTGAAGATTCATGCCGGGGAAACTGCCTTTTTCAAACCTGAGTCTAATCATTTTTTCCCTCTAGCTGCTTTCTTGGCCTGCTTGTCTTGTTCTTCCCCGTGTTTTTTCAGGATGTCGATCATGGTGTAGACTTTACTAGCAGGCTGTTGCTCAAGCCAGTCCATGGACTGATCCCACCGTTGTTTGCAAAGGTGAAAAGCCACCTCTAGCCAGTTCTCCACGGTTAGGATTTTCCCCTCAATCAGGTTATCTAGAGCCCACCGTAATGCAGCGGAGAAAAGCCTAGCTGGAAGGGTCTCTAGGACCTCGGGGTTTAGGATCAAACGGTCTACAAGGTTTAAGGAAGATTTGTCCGAGGACCGGAGGATTTGTGCGTAGTAGAAGTCCTTGGGCACAAGCTCACGAAAGTGAAGAGGAGGGCAATCCTCCAGATACACTAGGTACGTGAAATCCTCCTGGTCCTCAACTGTCAGTTTGGGTCTTCCTCGTCAGTGCCGCTGGCTTTGCCCACCATGTCGCTCAGTTTGCGGAAGTCCCGAACTCCTAGATCTAGGATTTCGTCGTAAGTGATTTTGTCTTCACCAACGATAAGCCGCTCAATGATACGCATGCCTTTCTCTACGTCACCTGCCTTAGTCAGGTCTTTTTCCATGAAGATAAGGTCACGGCCGGTCATTTCCCGGATGGTGATTTCCCTGCCGTCGGAAAGAATAGTAGAGAAAGTTTCGAGCTTAGGCATTGCCTTAGCTTTTTTGGTTACCGGCGCAGTTGATGCCGAGTCGTCAGAGATTGTTCTCATTGGTTGCTTGATAGCGTTTGTTGATTTTTACCCGTTGTGAGTATAGCCAATCCTCGATTTCCATATCCCCGTTTCCGGGTGGTAAGGACAGGTAGATTTCGTTAGCAATTTTCCAGCTTGTCTCTGCGTCCTGAAGCCTATTAGCTTTCAGCCTATCGTCAATATCATCAAGCCAGAAGGTTACCACTAACTTTCGGTAGTCGGGGCATTCAGGAAGAGGGAAAGCCATCAGAGGGCTTTGAGCATGTTGACCGTTTCCTGGGTCCCGAAATAACGGGAGTTGTAGGCGCATTCCACAGACGAGGGAATGACCCTGTTTTTCTTGTCGTAGGGCACTGTTAGGTAGTAGGTGTCGATAACT